CGATGGGAAGATTATGTGGCGAAATTGGATTCGGAGGGTCAGGCAACCGTCAAATCACCAACAAAGATCTATGCGGTCGCATACATGAGACCACCGCTAGATTCGCGAGCATCTCCCACACACGCGGAAACGCGATTCAAGAACGAGCAGGAAGCACGCGACTTTGCGGCCAGTGTACAGGGAACGATTCGGGTGTTGTAGTACCAGTCATGAACATCTTCGTTCTAGACGAATGCCCCATGCAGTCAGCCCGATGGCTGTGCGACAAGCACATCGTGAAGATGCCGCTGGAATCGGCTCAGATGCTCAGTACGGCCCATCGCGTCATCGACGGCGACGAATACGCGGATCAGGTGAAACTGTACAAAGCCGCGTACATCAATCACCCGTGTAGCAAATGGTGCCGCGAGTCAAAGATGAATTACCGATGGCTGTACGCACACTTTCGAACGCTCGTCGAAGAGTATGAGGATCGATACCAACGGACGCACGGATGTCGTGTTCTGTTGGGTCCACTTGCCCGCATTCCGTCCGGCATTCAAGCGATCGACCTCACACCGCCACCGCAGGCAATGCCGCAGCCATTGCGAATCGCAGACAATCCCGTCAACGCCTATCGAAACTATTACTTAGCCGAGAAGTCACGCATCGCGAAGTGGGAGCGCAATCCCACTCGTATACCGCCTTGGTTCTGTCATCAATGATTCCACTTCAACGCCAAATCGCAAGGAGGCGACATGTCAGTTATCGTTACGCTAAAGAATCACGAGGTCACTTCCGCAGCCCTCGTTGGATTCCGAAGGCAACTCAACGCAACTCTCCGGCAGGGCAGGCCAGCATTTCCGGAACGGTATCCCGGGCAACTCTGGTATAACCACATCGCCGCAGCGTGTGCAGAATGCGCAGTCGCCAAGTACCTGAATGTCTATTGGGACTTCAGCGTCGACACATTCAACACGACCGACCTGCCCCGGCTGAACTGCGAAATCCGTTTCAGCCCCGCCGGTAAGCCCAAGGTCAAGCCCCGCGACAATCGGCCAATCATCGCCGTTATCGGAAATGCCGAGCGCATCGAACGATACGAGATTCTCGGGTGGTTGCCCGCAGAGGAGGCGAAGCGAGACGAATGGGCCAGTCACGACGATCCGCCCTGCTGGTTTCCGCCACCGAACGCATGGAATCACATAGATTCCCTCGTGATTAGCCACGCGGACGCTTGATTCGCGTGACAGATCGGGGCAACCTGCCCGCGTGCCGAAACGCAAGCGGAGTAACGACAACACGGAACTGGCTGTGCGAATCACCTTTCCGGTGCCGCCACGCGTGCTGTCGCCCAACGCCCGATGCCACTGGGCAGTCAAGGCCAAAGCGACTAAGTACTTACGCCAATCTGTCTGCTCACTCGCGAAAGAGGCTATGGGCATTCAGAAACGAAAGTGGAACACCGCGAACTGTAAAGTGATTTGGTATGCAAGAACTCGCCGTCGCATGGATCGCGACAACTGTCTTGCCATGTTGAAAGCCGCATTCGATGGACTTGTGGATGCTGGCGTTCTGATTGACGATTGCGGCCTTACTCATCTGCCGCTGGAACTTCATTGCGATCCACAACAGCCACGCGTCGAACTGCTGGTGTCGCCAAATGAAGAAACCGCCTAAAGAAATCATCGTCAAGAAGCCCAAGAAGTACGCCGACCGCCCAAGGTCGTGGTCGGTTGAACATCACGGTCGCAATGTCCACGCCGTCAAGATCGCTCGCCCGAACTGCCGGGACTTCAGCCAGTGGATTTTGCTGATCGCGGATAACCACATCGACTCCACGGCGGCCCGTAATGACATCCTCACCCGGCTGCTGGCCGAGGCGGTGGAGCGGGATGCCGTGGTCATCGGGGTGGGCGATCAACTCGACCTGATGCAAAATATTAGCGACAGGCGGGCCAGCAAGGCGGCTTTGCGTTCGACGCTGTTGAGCGACAACTACTTCGACCGTGTGATCGATCAGGCGGCGGACCTGCTCGCGCCGTATGCCAGCCACATCGCGGTCTTGGCCGACGGAAATCACGAAACTAGTTGGCGGCGATTCCACGAGACTTGTCCCACGACGAACCTAGTCCGGGCGATCAAGGACCGGGCACATTCGCCTATCGGGGCTGGCGGCTACGGCGGCTGGATTGTGTTCCAAATCAAACTGGGCAATCTGAACATGACCTACCGCGTGCGCTACCAGCACGGCACGGGTGGCGGCAACAGCCCTATGACGATGGGAATGCTTGATGCCCGGCGCATGTATTCGTGGATCGAAGGCGCGGACAGCATCATCATCAGCCATAACCACGCGAGCAATGTCGCCGGCATCGCACGGGAATACCTGTCGACACAGAACGGCATCTACAAGGTCGAGACAAGGTACGCCGATTTCATCCGGGTTGGAACCACGAAGGCGGCGTGGGAGAAGTCGATGGGCGCGGCGGGGTGGGAAGTGGAGAAGGGGTTTGGACCGTCGCCCATCCGGCAGAAGTGGGTGAGGCTGTACCTGCAATGGGAGACAAGCACCGGTCACGGCAAACCGAAGATCGCGTGGGATGTCCACGATGCGCAGTGAGGCTCGGCTAACGATCAATGGCCGCAAGTGGCGTATCCGCCTGCTGCCGGCCCGGTCACTGCCCCGCGGCGTGCTAGGCGACTGCGACACTCCACCAGGGCCACACCCCACGATCCGAGTCCGCAGGTCGCAAAGCCAGCAAATGCTCACGGATACGCTCGTCCACGAGGTACTGCACGCCAGCCTCCCGCAACTTTCGGAAGAGGCTGTGACGCAGGCCGCGACCGATATAGCCCGCGCACTTATCTCTTTGGGGTGGCGTAGGCGGTCGCTACCATCCCCGCAGGTGTCCAAATGACCGAGATGACAGAAACCAAGTTGGGCCGCGCGGTGAACTTCCAGACGCTCCTGCAAGGCGTGCAGACCGTGGTGCTTCTGGGTTCCATCGCCGGCGTGTTCCTCATCATCGGGCGACGGGATGCCACCCTAGACAACCAGGGCGAACGCATCCGCGAACTCGCCACCATTACCGCAGACCTCGCGAAGGCGATTAGCAGCCTGTCCGCAAATGACCGAGAGTACGGGGCGAGGCTCGACGGCATCGCCCGCCGCATCGATCAACTCGAAAGGAAGCCATAATGCCCCACTCATTCATCTCCACGGAGCAGCCCCAGAACCGCAAGGCGCTCGTAACCATCGATTCCACCTCGTACCCCGCCGCATCGCCCACGCTCACCGAGCCGGCCAGCAGCGGCCAGTCTTCCGTGATCTACGGCAAGGGCACGGTGTACCCGAGCCTGCTGAAGGTGGTTCCCTTCCACGAACTCGACAATGCCACGAGCCTTGGCGTTCGCGTGATCGGCTGGAACCGCTACAAGGACACCGGAGGCTTCCTGTGGGTTCCCACGCTGCTGGCCGATGTCACCCCCGCCTACAACGCCACGGGCGGCAGCATTCCCGCTGAGGACATTGACGGTACGGAGATGCACTTCTTCTCCAACCTGACGGTTGCGGGAGGCGTGCCCACCGTGAACCTCTACAGCCCAGGCACGGGTGCGGCTGCGGGAACACCACCTGCCCATTTCCTCGTTGATACGGTCGGATGCGAGATGGTAATGCTCCAGTTCAAGAGCAGCGGCACCAGCGACATGGGCGCGCTCTGGTACACGATCTGACCGATGCGAACGCGACCCATTGACCTACCCCGGCGGATTCGTCGGCCTGGCATGTTCGCGGGCGGCGACGGCTCCACGCTCTCGCTCGACTTCACCACGATGAGTGGTCTGGACTCGCGGTTCACCTTCACGCGGGCGAGTACGGCGACCTTCATCAACTCCAGCGGTCTGGTGCAGTTTGCGAATGCGAACCTGATGACCTACAGCAATCCACGGCAAACGGGTACGGCGTGGGGAACTGTTGGTACGGTCACATGGGGCAGCAGCACGCTGACCGATCCGACCGGAGGGTCAAATGCACAATCAGTTACATTTGGAACTGCTGCCTCCGCAATGTTCAACACAAGCGGAACTACCGTTGTGTCGGGAATCACGCACACATTCTCGGTATGGCTGCGATCCGCGACCGGAACAACCACTGTCCGCATTGGTGACGCGAATGTCGCTCCAGTTGCAACCGTGACGCTCACCACGACATGGCAGCGATTTAGTTGTCAATACACGACCTCTGGTACGAATGACGGTGGAGCGATTTACAGTCAGACCGGAACGCCCAGCGCGGAGTTCTATGTGTGGGGCGCACAGGTCCAGCCCGGTGCTGTGGTTGGTGATCTGATCGAAACCTCCGGCACTATTGATCGAAATGTCCCCCGCTTCGACCACGACCCCACCACGCTCGCACCTCGCGGGCTGCTGCTGGAGGGCAGTGCGACGAATCTGCTGTGCTGGAGCGAAACCTTCGCCACCTCTGGCGGCGCGACGAATTGGTTCTACAACCTGAACACTGTTTCGTCGGAATCAGAAACCAACCCTGCTGGCGGTGCGACATCAATTCAATTTCGGGAAACGGGCGGCAGCGGTCCACTCGGTCAAAATGTTTCAGCACCATCCACGGCTCTATACACATTTAGTGTGTGGGTTCGCGGGTCCGTCTACAATGGCGTGACCACGACGCAATGTAGGCTTGCGATGTTTGACGGTTCTGTATATGTCACCATATCCATCAGCAAACTTTCAGGACCGGGCAGTGTTTCGGGAACGCAGTTCGGGTCGGTTACGGGCCTGTCATTGACAGAATGGACAAGGGTACAGATCACGACTGCGGCTACCTTCACTGCTGGAGCCACATTCGGACCCCGTATCTTTTCGGGATCTACCGCGTTGGAAACAGATGCATCGGTACTGGTCTGGGGCGCACAACTCGAAGTCGGCTCCGGTGCCTCCTCCTACATCCCGACGGGTGCAGGCACCGTGCAGCGGGCGGCGGATGTGTGCAACATGACGGGAACAAACTTCTCATCGTGGTTCGTTGACGGATCGCCTTACTCCATGCTGTTCAAGTATTCGATGAACAATCCGAGTGCTTGGGCTGGAACAAATGTAGATCGTGGCGTGGGCCTATTGAGCAACAATTTCAACAATCCCCGCATGTTCATCAATGCCGCATACCGCGTTGTATCTGGCTCTGCCGCCATCGGGCGTTTCGTTCGCGTGTACGACTCCGGCACGCTTGACATGCCGACCGCGCCAGATCCGCTGGCGTCGGCCAATAATGTGGCACTAGCGTTCGCGGTCAATACTAATGATTCCGCTGTCTACGGTTCAAATCAGATCATTGGTACTGATTCGTCCAACACACTCTTGACGGGATACAACCAGTTCGCAATCGGGCGCACCGGAGGCTCAACACAGCACATCAACGGCTGCATCAGTCTCATCAAGTATTGGCCGCAGCGATTGCCAAACGCCACGCTGCAAGGACTCGTCGCATGATCGACTACTACCTCCGCACCGACACCGAGGCACAGATGCGCGCTGCGTTCGCGGCTGCGGGTATCAACATCCTCAACGAGGACGGCGGCGTGACCGATGGCACGGTGACCGACTACGAGGGCACGCGGCTGGATGTCGGCTGGCTCGGCCCCGTCACCATGCAGATCACCACGGGCGACGATCCAGACATCGTGGAGGAACCCGTTGTGGACCCGCGATTCCACGCGAACCTGCGCGTGTCGGGTGAACTGCCTCAGGAGGTGCTGGACCTGCTGCCGATCCTCGACCCGGCACCGAGCCAGCCGGTTCGCACATGGGCCTAGTCCGCTGGACGCTGCTGGCCTGTTGCTGCTGCTGCTGGTGCTGTTCGGCCTCGCAGCGCATCGCGACGCGGGCGACGGCAATCCGCGAACACGCCGACGAAATCATCGTGGCCGTGGATCGAATCGACTACAGCGGCGCAGAGGTGACGCAGATTCGCTCCAACGCCGAGGCGATCCGTGAGGCGGTGGGGGACATCCACACGGCCCTGCCCGGCGTGACCGACCGTACCCCGTGGTGGGCGGACCTGCTCCGCTGGCTCGCCATCGCCGCCGCTGGTGCTGCCGCCGTGTGGCTGCTCACGGCCAGCGGCATCTTGGGGGCGATCCGGGCGGCTCTGGGCTGGATTCCCAAGCCAAAGGCACGGGCGGCCAGCCTGCTCGCCGCAGCGGTGGACGATGACCGGCCCGAGACAACCCGCGAGGCCATCGCTGCCATGCGGGCGCAAGATCCGGAGTTTGACGCGGCTTGGCGTAGGGCTGCACGGTAGACTGCACGCAGGAGGAATCACCATGCAATGGTTCAATGATGCTCTCGGCACGACCTTCTACACCATCGTCGTATTCGCGGCTGGCGCGCTGATCGGCCCACCCCTCTGGCGGTGGGTCGGCGGCTTCCTGCCGTGGAACAAGGACTAACAGACCCCCGCTGGTAGCGGGTGTTTGTGGGGTCACGCACGACCCCGGAGATGCCAAGGCTCCGGGGTCTATTATTCTCCGTGCATGAACACCGATACCGTCCCGATTGAATCGCTCACGCTCGACCCGGCAAATGTGCGGCGGCACCCGGCTGCGAATCTCGACAAGATCAAGGCCAGCCTAACGCGGTTCGGCCAGCAGCGGCCCGTGCTCGTGGGTGCGGATGGAGTCATCATCGCCGGCAACGGAACCGTGATGGCCGCGAAGGCGTTGGGGTGGCCGAGTATCAATATCGTCCGGTCGAACCTGAAGGGCAGCGAGGCGACGGCCTACGCGATTGCAGATAACCGGACGGCGGAACTGGCCGAGTGGGACGATGACGCATTGGCGCAGCAGTTGGCCGCGTTGCAGATTGAGGACGCGGACCTGGCTGCGGCTTCTGGCTTCACGGATGCGGAGATTGCGAAACTGGCCGAGGCGACGGTCGAGGTGCAAGAGGACGAGGTGCCGGAGGCTCCAGCGGAGCCGATCACGAAGCCGGGCGACCTGTGGCTGCTAGGCGATCATCGCTTGCTCTGCGGAGACAGCACGAAGGTCGAGGATGTGGAGAGGCTGATGGACGGCAAGCGAGCCGACATGTGGCTGACCGACCCGCCATATAATGTTGACTACACGGGCAAAACAAAAGATGCTTTGAAGGTTGCCAACGACCGAATGTTGGATTCTGACTTCAGAAAGTTCCTTACCTTGGCTTTCGGTGTTGCGTTTGAAGTCATGAAGCCCGGAGCATCGTTCTACATTTGGCATGCAGATAGTGAGGGCTACAACTTCCGCGGTGCAGTTCACGACTGCGGCGAGGAGGTTCGCCAGTGCCTGATCTGGAACAAGAATGTTATGGTGATGGGGCGACAGGACTACCAATGGAAGCACGAGCCTTGCCTGTATGGCTGGAAGAAGGGGGCAAGTCACGGATGGTACAGCGACCGCAAGCAAACCACCGTGCTTGAGTTTGAACGCCCAAGCCGAAGCGAGCAGCACCCGACGATGAAGCCCATTGCCTTGTTCGCCTACTTGATGGGCAACAGTACCGCGCCTCAAGGACTTGCTTACGACCCGTTCCTCGGCTCCGGCACCACCCTCATTGCCGCCGAGCAACTAGGCCGCAAGTGCTACGGCATGGAAATCAGCCCCGCTTACTGCGATGTCATCGTCAAGCGGTGGGAAACGCTCACTGGCAAGAAGGCGCAGCGTGGGTGACGGATCGCGGCCAGTCGAACCCATCGCACCGCTGGAGGTGAAGCCAGACACCCCGCCGTCCCTCGTGGACGAGAAGCGGGTGCGGTCAAGCCTGGCCCTGCTGAAGCGAGCGGTGGACGATGGGTGGCAAATACCCGAATCCGTCTACCGGGCCGCCCCGGCCATCTGTGCCCGCATCATGGCCGACGATAGCAGCAGCCCGCGGGATCGACTGCGGGCCGCCGAGGTGCTGGCCTCAATGGCACGCGACAAGGTGAACGCGGCCATCGCCCTAGACAAGATGGAGCGGCTGGAGGGCGGCGACGCGACCGAGCGAATCGTCATAACGCCGGAGATTCGGGCACGCGCCCAGGAAATCATCCGCAGGCGGCTAGGCAATGCAGGATGACAGCACGGCGGCAGTGCTGGATGCGGCATCCCAAGACCCGGACACCTTCGCGGAGTTGATGCGGTACGACCAGGCCGAGGTACACGCGGAACTTCAGGCGTATCTCAATACCGACGATGCCACGGTGGGCATGCCCCGAGGCCACGGGAAGAGCGTTCAGGCCGGCCTGCGGTACGCATGGGAAATCGGGCGGAACCCGTCCATCCGCATCTGGCACATCGCACAGACGGACGAGAAAGCCAGCGAGCAGGTGCGGTTCGTTACGGCGATCATGCAAACGCCGGTATACAAACTGATCTTCCCAGACATCCACTTGGAATCGACATCCGCGACCAGCCTCATCGTCAAGCGTCCCAAGGCCAGCAGGGACGCGACGCTACGGGCATCCGGCGTATTCGGTCGGGCCGGCGGGCGTGCGGATCTGCTGGTGGCAGACGATGTTTGCGACCTGA